AAAACTATCTACTGTACTACCACAAATTCCTTTTAACGGACAAGTTGCAATACAACAAGGGATAATAACTTGGCAGGGTGGCGATAACATTAGTTTCGTAAATGATGGTTATTCAGCAAACGATATAGTTTATTCAATCGTTAAATTAATTGCGGACAAAGCAAAACTTGCTCCATTCCACGTTTACAAAGTAGTGGATGAAACTTCTGCAAAGAAATACAAGGCTTTGATGAGCCAACCAGATAAGATTGAGAACTGGAAGGATGTTCAAAAGCTACACAAGAAAGCATTTGAAATATATACAAAAGATGCACGATTAAACGAGTTATTAAAATACCCTAATGAAGAAGATACATTTGGCGATTTCGTAGAGGCTTGGTGTACTTTTAAATTAGTTACAGGTAATTCTTTTGTTTACGCAAAGATGATTGAAGGTGGAAACAATGATGGCAAACCTTATGAGTTGTACGTGCTTCCTTCGCAGTATATGTACGTGTTAGCTGACATTCAAAACTTCCCTCCAACGATTAGCGGTTACCAATTAAATTATGGTCCACTATGGAACTTTACTAAGCAAGAAGTATTACAAGATAAATACATAAACTTACAATGGAATACAACTGGCAATCAACTATATGGTCAATCACCATTGATGGCTGCTGCGAGAAACTTGACTCGTTCAAACGAAGCCAAGACTGCGGCGGTTGCTTCTTTCCAGAATGGTGGTCCAGCTGGAGTTCTTTTTATGAATGATGATAGGTTTGACCCTATTAGTGGAACACAACAAGCACAAGCACTTAAGAGAGCAGTAAGCGAGAAAGGTGGCTCTGCTAACTTTAATTCAATTGCGGTTAGTGGATACAAAGTAGACTGGAAACAAATCGGTTTAAGTCCTGTTGAATTAGATATCATTGAGAGTGAGAAGTGGGATATGAAAGCACTTTGTAATATTTACGGAGTACCTTCTCAATTATTAAACGATGCTGACAATAAGACTTACAACAACCAAAGAGAGGGTGAAAAAGCATTGACAGTTCGTTGTGCAATTCCTTTGTTGGTTGGTATTAGAGATAACTTGAATAGAAAATTACATTCGGATTGGGGATATCGTGGAACTGATATTTATGTTGACTTTGACCCAACTGTTTACGGAGAATTAGAAGCAAACAAATCGGAGCAGGTTGAATGGTTAGACAAAGCGTGGTGGATTGCACCTAAGCAAAAGATGGATATAATGGGATTAGAGATTCCAGATTATGTTGACCAAGCTGAAATGGAAAAACTATACATTCCATCAAGTTTACAAAGTCCAGATGAATTTCAACCATTAACGCTACCAAATGAATAGTCAAGACATTTTAGATAAGTTATTTGATTTAAAGGTTGACCTAAAAGCCGACCTTAGCGAGGTTATTGATGAAGTGTACGGCAAGTATCACGATACTGTGAATATGTCTTACTCGGAGTTAAAGGCTTGGAGTGAAACTAAATGCTCACGTTTAGCGTCATTAGATAGAAGTCCAGTAAATAGGAACTTAAATCTATTGAGTAAGAAAAAAGCTGATTGGGGTGCAAATGAAGTTAAGTCGGCAAACAGAACAATTAGCTTTGTTAGTAGAATGAAAAATATGGAGCAAGGCAAACCTGTAAACAAAGAGTGTTCATCTAAGAGGGATATTTCCTTAAAGAATTGGGCATACAATCCTAACAAATGATTTGGCAAGATTATAGAAAACTATATTTAAACGCAATAAAAACCTATTCGCCTAAGTTCAAGAAAGAACTACAAAGGCAAGTGGATACTTATTGCGATACCCAAGATTTAAACGCTATTAGCGATAAGAAGATAAAAAAGACCATCCAAAACGTTCATATTGCAATGGGCGTTAAGATGGCACAAATTGCCGAGAAAAACGTTTCTAAATCGGTTAAAGGTTATTACGGACCAGAGGAATTTAAAAGTAAGCAAACGGACTTGTTTACTTATGTGATGCTAACTTATCTTGAACTAAAAGGCTTAGATAATATAGCTGCCGAGATAACTCAAACAACTAAAAACCAAATTCAACAATACTTAATCAAGTCTGTTGAGGAAGGTTTGACAATGCAAGAAACAATCAAGCTATTGAGAACGGCTGGTATAACGGACTACCGAGCCGAAATGATAGCAAGAACGGAAACAGGTAGAGCAGCGAACATTGGCTCAATGGTAGGCACGGCTGCAACTGGACTTGTAACTATGAAGGAATGGATAGCAGCGAGGGATAACCGAACAAGGCGAGTGCCACGAGATATGTTTGACCATTATCATATGGACGGAATAAAAGTACCTTACGATGAAAAATTTAATGTTAAAACTAAGAATGGCGGTTTTGAGCAAATGTTACATCCTTGCGACCCAAGCGGAAGTGCTGGGGATGTTATCAATTGCCGTTGTACGTTAGGTTATGAAGCGGTAAGAGGCGAAGATGGTAAGCCAAAAAGGTTACAGGATAATCCACCTATGGGTGATATGGGATTAGTTTGGAATTTGATAAATAACGTGGCTTTGATGCAAATTTCTAATTTAATAAGAGATTTGTTAGCAGATTAAAAAAAATTAATAACTTTGTTATATGAGTAAGATTGAAAACAAAAGCTACAATGATATGATTTTGGATATAGAGCCAGAATCAAGAACAGTAAAAGCGTGTTGGTCAAGAATTGGAAACGTTGATTTGGATAACGATATTATCGTTGCTGAAGCGTTTACCAAGACTATCAAAGAACGTGGACCAAAAGGCAAAAATATGATTTGGTCTTTAGTAGATCACAAAGCTGATATGGCACATACTTTGGGGAAACCTAAAGAATTGTATATCGAAGGCGATATGCTTGTTGCGGTTACTGACTTAATAGAAACTGAATGTGGCGAAGATGCTATCAAGTTATATGAAGCTGGTTTAATCAATCAACACTCAATCGGTTTTAGTACGTTAAAGTCGGATGTAAACCAAAAGACTGGTGTTCGTACAATTACCGAATTAAAACTATATGAAGGTTCTGCGGTTCTTTGGGGTGCTAATCCAGAAACACCAACATTGGGTTTCAAGGGTGAGTTCAAAGAAACTAAAGAAAATTTATCAATAAGATTAGAAAACTTAATTAAGGCATTTAGAGGTGGTACATTCACAGATGACACCTTTGCTTTAATGGAGATTCAAATAAAACAAATACAAGCTGAATTATTAGCTTTGGAAATTACTGAAACAATCACTCAACCCGAGCCATCAGTTGAGCCGACACCAGTGGTAGAAGAAAAGAATAATGAGGAAGTATTAAAGGCAATTAAGCAATTTAACAATCTATTTAAAAAGTAAAAATGGAAAATTTAATCAACGAAATGGCTGAGAACCTTAAAGGTTTTCAAGCTAATGCAGAAGCTCAAATTAAAGAGGTATCTGCACAAGTAACTGTTGTAAAAGACGAGTTACAAAAACAAATTGACTCTCAATTAGCTACACAAAAGAAAGCAGCTAAGAAAGAAGTTAAGTTTATGGATGAAGTTATTATGGAGAAATTAGATGGTAACTTTGAAGCAATGGAAAAGTCTTTAAAGAATAGCGGAAAATTCCGTTTAGACTTATCTGATGTTAAGACAATGACTTTAAGTGGTAACTTAACTGGTGATTCTCAAGCAACTTATGCTCCGAACCCAGCTATCCAACCATCTCAATCTTTAAACTTTAGAGATTTAATCCCTACTGTTAGAAGTGAGACTGGATTGTATGTTTACTATCGTGAGAACGCTGGTTTGACTAACAACATTGCTGCTCAAACTGAAGGTTCTGATAAAGGTGAGAACAACTACTCTTTGACTGAAGTTAAAGTAGTAAACGATTACTTAGCTGGTTTCTCTACTTTCTCTAAGCAAATGTTGAAGTCTTTACCTTTCTTGACTCAAACATTACCAAGAATGTTACAAAGAGATTTCTTCAAAGCTGAGAACTCTGCATTCTTTACTGCGGTATCTGGTGCTGCAACAGGTTCAACTACAACTGCTGAAACTAACGATTTGTTACAATTAGTAGATTATATCGGTAACCAAAAGGCTGCAAACTTTGTACCTTCTTATGCTTTAGTATCTCAACAACAAATGGGTCGCTTATTGAAAGCAACTATCGCTGCTGGTTACTATGCTGGTGCTGGTAGTGTTATCGTTAATCCTAACGGCGGTATCACAATCTGGGGTGTTCCAGTTGTATCTGCTTCTTGGGTAACTGATGACAAAGTATTGATCTTTGATTCAAGCTACTTAGAGAGAGTTGAAGTTGAAGGATTAGCTATTGAGTTCTCTTATGAGAATGGAGATAACTTCCAAAAGAACTTGGTAACTGCTCGTATTGAGTGTTACGAAGACATCAACTTAATGTTGACTACATCTGCAATCTTTGCTGATATGGGTAACGTAGGTTAATTGTAAGGATTAGTAAATAATAACCCCTGCCAATTCGGTGGGGGTTTTTTATTGGAATAAATTAAGTAATTTTGTAAAAAAAGGATATGTCTTATTCTAATTATATTAATGACTTTAGTGCCGTTCCTATCGCACCAATAGTAGAGCCAGTTACTTTAGCAGAAGCAAAATTGTATTGCCGTGTTACTACAAGTGCTGAAGATACTTTGATTACGTTAATGATTACACAAGCAAGAGAAGCTATTGAAGTGGCAACAGGATTGAGTTTAATACCAAAAGACATAACTACTTATTTTTATAATGTAAGTGGCAATTTTGATATTCCTTTTGGACCGATTGACATTGATACGTTTGAGTTGTTTGATATGGAGCAAAACGGAATAGAGGTTACAACACCTAACTTACAATTAATAGGTAATGAGTTCCCTAAATTAGTTTCTCCAAGATATGCCAACTTAAAGGCTACTTATGAGGCTGGTTACACAACTATCCCAAAAGACCTTAAATTAGCCATATTAGACCAAATTTCTTATGACTACGAAAATAGAGGATTAGATGGCGATTCTGGTATTTGTGAGAAGTCTTGGAAAGCGTGTCAAAGATGGACAAGAATATCCCCAATTTTATAATATGAAGTTAGGAAAAGCGAAAGCAAACTACGTTGATGCCAACACGATGACTCGTGAGGTCTTAATCTATGCTCCAACAAGGACAAGTGATGGTCAAGGTGGCTTCACTACCACATTTGCCCTACAAAGCACAGTTTGGGGCGATTTAAGACCAGATAATCAAAATCGTGCAATAGATGACTTAGAATTGCAGTTCGACCAAAGAAGCGTACTTTTTGTTCGTTTTGGGGTTACAATAAATAGCACATACGAAGTTGAGGTAGAAGGCTCAAGATACACAATACATTCTGTTAAAAACGTTGAGAACCAAAATAGGTTCTTGGAGTTAATAATTTACAAATAATGGCATTTGGAATTGACTTATCTGGCATCCCAAGACTTGAGAAGAAGTTAGCTGACCTTAATAGTAAGATAGCTAATGACATAGCTAAAGAAATGTCAGCATCAACATTGAAGATTGAAAGGGATGCTAAAAGAAATGCGCCTGTAAATATGGGTACTTTAAGACAAAGTATTCACGCAACAAGCAAGGATAAGTTAACGCATTATGTAGAGGTTGGAGTTTCTTATGGTGCTTATGTTGAATTTGGTACAGGTGGCAAGGTTTCAATACCTGCTGGTTTTCAAGATTATGCTGCAACATTTAAAGGTAACAAAGGAGGAAGTTTAGCTGATATGATTGAAGCGTTAACTTTGTGGGTAAAAAGAAAAGGATTAGCTGGAACTTATAGTGTAAAAAGTCAAAGAAGATTAGGCGGCAAAGCAGTACAATCTTCACAAGATGAAAAGTTGGCAAGGTTTTTAGCTATAAAAATATTGAAGAATGGCATTAGACCACAACCATATTTAATACCAGCTTATGAAGTAGAAAAGCCTAAATTAATACAAAGACTAAAAAAATTGTTAGATGCTAAATCCTAATATAGAAATAAAGAAATGGTTTTTTACCAACTTGACAAGTGCAAGTGGATTGGTTGTTTACGATGGTTTTGCTCCAGAAGGAGCAGGCGATGAGTATATTGTTATGACAGGAAGGACATCAAGCCAAGATCAAGGCAAAGCTGGATATACAAATAGTATTAGTATCACAGTTGATATTATTACAAAAAATGCTAACTTTGGTTATAAACGTGCTGAAGCTATAAGCGATTTAGTGTTGGAAGATATAAACTCGGATACAACAATAACCCTATCAAATGGGTTTAGTGCATCAAGTTTAAGTGTAGAAAGTATTAGAAACTTAGATGGCTTAAATCCTTTAGATAACGTTTTTAGAGTATTGATAACTTATAACATAATAATAACTCAAATTTAAAATTAAATAAAATGGCAGAAACAAAAGTAAGCGCAAGAGATTATATCCTCTTAGCTGACATAAACAATGATGGTACATTCAAGCCTGTTGCTTGTTTGACTACAAACTCTTTGACATCAACTAATGACACAATAGATGCAACATCTAAGTGTGGCAACGAGTTTACTCCAGCACCTTCTTTTTCTCAATCTTTTGATTGTGAAGGTTTTGCAATTGATGAAACAGGTACACCATCTAAAGATAGCTACCAACAATTATATGCTGCTCACGCTGCTAAGACTTTATTCGCAATTAAGATGGGTAAAGCAACTCCAGTAGCAGGTGATGTTTATTATGGTGGTGCTGGTCAATTAGTGTTTATTAGCGATTTCGGTGTAACTGCTGATGATAAGGATGATGTTAAATTTACTGCAACTTTCGTAGTAAGTGTTCCTCCTATTTCACAAACTGAACAAGTATAATAAATAAAAAACTATGTACGAATTAAAGACTGACAACAACACAATCCACCTAAAGTGGGGAACTTGGGCTATGAAAAGGTTTTGCGAATTAGAGAATAAAAATCTAATGCAGCTAATTGAGGTTTTATCTGGAGGGGTTTATGACTTAGATACAATCGTTCATATCGTACAAGCCGCAGCAGAAAGTGGATGCAAGAGCCTTAAAAAGCCTATTGACTTTGATGAATTTGAAGTGTGCGAATGGATAGATCAAGTTGGTGGGTTATCTGCAAAAGATGGACAATTGGTTGAGTTTATGAAATATATGCAAGACTCAATGACTCCAGATTTAAAGCCAGAAAAGGAAACGGACGAAAAAAAAAATTAGGGTTTTATAGTTGGGACTCAATAATTATTCTCGCTATTGAAGTTGGCTTAACGATTAACGAGTTTTGGCAATTGACGTGGCGAGAATTTTTGTTGTATAAAACGGCTTATCAAAACAAAGAAGTGAGGGAATGGGAACGAACAAGGATGGTAGCTTATTTGATTTATAAAGTAAATACAAGTGAGAAAAGTCCAAAAAGTTTAAAATCATTTTTCCCTTTACCAAGTGATGAAGTTGAAGATGATAAGCCAAAGTTGACACAAGAGCAATTGGCAAGGACATTAAAGTTGTATGGAGTAAAATAATAAAATGGCACAAGAAACGTTAAAACTAACTATAACCGCTGATACGGCAGAAGCGTTAGCAAATTTAAATAACTTTATAAAGACATCTAAAGGTTTAAAAACCGAGATGCAAAACTTTGGTAATGTTAGCGGACAAGCCACAAATGCTTTATCAAATTTATCAAGAGTTGCACAAGATGCTCCTTATGGATTTATGGGTATTGCGAATAACTTAAACCCATTATTAGAATCGTTTCAAAGATTAAAAGTTGAGGCTGGAAGTTCAAGCGGTGCTTTAAAAGCAATGGCACAAGGTTTAATTGGTCCAGCAGGTATTGGTTTAGCTTTGGGTGCAGTTTCATCTATTATTGTTGCATTTGGTCCTAAAATAATGGATTTTATAAATGGCACAAGTAAGGCTACTCAAGTTGAAGATAAATTTGCTACAAGTTTAAGAGATGCAAGAGCCGAAGCAAGCGAAACAGGAATAAGATTACAATCATATTTAATAATAAGTGAAAGTGCAAATGTTAGCGAAGAAAGAAGGGCAGAAGCATTAAAAGCAGTTGTAACTGAATTAAGTAAAGTAAATAGCGCTTATGCTTCAACAATTACAAATGTTGACCAAGCAAGAGCAGCGGTTGATTTATATACAAAAGCATTAGTAAATCAAGCATTAACTACAAGATACATTGATAAAATTGCAGATAAAACAGAGGCATTAAATGATGTAAATAAAAAGATATTGCAATCTGGTAGAGATTATTTTAAAACAATTGATGAGCAAAATAGATTAATTGCAGAAGGTAGAATTTCAGCAGCAGTTGACCAAGCAGTAGCAGCTAAAGAATTAAAAAAACAAAATATTGAAGCAAGAAAAGAGGGGAATGCATTAAAGAATGAAATAATAGATACAAGAGTTGTAGTTAAAGATTTATTAGTTGAAGCATCTAACAATCCATTTTATAATTTTACTAAAGGTGCAAATGAAGCTACTAATGCAACTAATAATACCACAAAAAGTATTGAAAAATTAGGTAAACAAGCAAGAGTTTTAAAGGTTGGTACAACTGCAATTATTGAAACAGAAAATAAAATAACAACACCTGAAACACCAAATAAGTTAAGTAAGGATTTGCCAATGTTTGCTCAACAATATACGGCTGACCAAATATTTAAAAATGAAGCTGCTTTAAGAAGATATAATACTCAATTACAAATAGCAAATGGAATTACCGATACATTAACACCAGCTTTTGAAGCAATGTTTAGCGCAATGGCAAATGGTGAAAATATTGGTAAGGCTTTAGAACAAACTTTTAAAAATATATTAGTGCAATTATCTACAATGATAATTAAAACATTAATATTTAAAGGAATTATGGCAGCTTTAGGAATACCTACTGCTGGTGCTGGCGGTGGATTTACAAACTTTAATCCTATTGGTGCAGCTGGTGATGGTGGTGGTGCATTTGTTCTTAGAGGACAGGATTTATTATTAGCTACAAATAGAGCGCAAAAGGCATCAAATCTTAAAGGACAAAACATTAGTTTAGCATAATGGCATACGGATTAAGATATACAATAACGCAAGAGTTAAGAGATGGAACATCATTAATAGTTAAGATATATGAAAAAAGCTATGTTGGTGCAACTGTTACTCCATATATAGGAACAAATGTTTCTTTAGTACCAAATGCTACAAATGAAGACCCAATTGCTTCTATAATATCTTCACAGTTAAATGTGTCTTTTATTATTTCTGACCAAGATGATTACGATAATTTCCCAGACTTATTAAACTTTGATGAAACAAAATATTACGTTGAATTAGTTATTGATAATGTAATTAAATGGAGAGGTTTTTTACTTAACGATTATATACAAGTTCCATTTACAACAGGCAACCAAGAAGTAAGTATGGCTTGTATTGATGGACTTTCATTTTTAAGATACATATATTATGATGGTGATGTGAATGTAAATTCATTAATTAAATTAATTGACATCATAGGTACTTGCTTAAATGCATTGCCATTTGAAGATATGATATTTATTTATGCTTGTTGTTCTTACTATGCAGATGGAATGTTTGATAGAGGCGATGCTGGTGGGGATGAACCATTTAGTCAAACCTATCAATACAAAAGGGATTTTTATCAATTAGATTATTATACTATTTTAGAAAATATAATTAAGACTTTTGGTTGTAGATTATTCCAAGCAAATGGCAATTGGTATATTTTGCCAATGAATCAACAAGCTGACACAATATATTATACAAGATATGTTGTTGAAGATGCGCCAAGTGTAAGTGGTAATGGTACATTAACAAATACAATAAACATTCAACCTTATCAAGATGGTAATGTTCATTTTGTAAATAATAGTCAAACGAAAATAGTTAGAAAAGGTTACCCAACTATTCAATCAACTTTGCCGTATGAATATGCTAATAATTATATATATAACGGAACTTTTAAATTTACTACTGGTTCTGGTTCTTCATTAAGAGCAAATGGTTGGAGTGAGTTTGAGGTTGCGCCATCAAGAGCAACTTTGGTTATATTAAATGAAGATCAATCAAATAGATATGAAGTTTTTTATTTAGGTGGTAGCACCAATGCTTATATACAAAACTATTTTGCATTGCCTACGGCTTATGAATATTTGCCAAAAATGTATGGTACAAGTGCAACTTTGTCTTTTGAATTACAAGGCGCAAATGCTGGGGATAAAATAAGAGTTTATATAACGGCTTTCATTGGCGGAGTAACTTACTATTTAAGAGATAATGATATTTGGTCAACTTCAGTACATTTTAGGGATGTTACATATACTACATTTAATACTTATGTTAATAACACTATTGATATACCAATGGGTTATTCACAAGATTTAAGTTTGACTATTGAAGGTTTAATAGGAGTAAAGTTTGAAGCAGCTAATGGTGCGGTTGGTGGATATATCAAGAATGTAAAATTAACACAAAATGATGCATCAATTAAACAAGTTGTATTAACAAGAAATATTGGTGCAACATCTCAAATAGCAACAGATATAGACATTCCTTATAGTGCGATTTATCCATATCAAGGTGCATCACCAATACAAAATAATGTAGGTTTATTATTTGATGAAGATGGTGTTATTTGGAGGGATTGGTATAGATACGGATATCCTCCAGAAGATTTTGGTATGTTGGCTGAATTAGTTATGCGTCAATATTCAAACTTATTAAATAAGAATATAGCTACTTTAGAAGGTGATTTGGGTGCAATATCTGGAACAAATGGGTTTATTTATCTTGATAAAACATATACAATACAAGATTCAAGCACAAATGCTTTGTCTTATAATAATAAGAAGTTTTTAATAAATAGGCTTACATCAAATCCTTATATGGATGAAACAAGCCAAATACAACTTTTAGAGATTACTATGGTTGATAATGCTTCTACTGCTACTGTTGATTATATTGGGGATGTTACCATAGAAACTCCAAAAAGATATTTTAATAATGCGTAAATTTGTAATATGGCAGCAGTAATAATACAAGAATTTCCTAATTACTCAATAAATGAGGTTGGGGAAGTAACAAACATAAGAACTGGTAAGCGTTTAATAAATACTACAAGTAAAAATGGTTATAGTATTGTTTGCCTATATAATCAATATGGTAGAAAAATGATATATGTTCATAGGCTTTTGGCTGAATATTTTATACCAAAAATTGAAGGAATGAATCACGTTAATCATAAAAACGGCATAAAAAGCGATTATAGATTAGAAAATTTAGAATGGTGTAATCGTTCAATAAATATAAAACACGCTTGGGATAATGGATTACAAGAGAAAACAAGAAATGTAACAAGCAAAAGAATGTCTAAATTAGTATTAGATTTAGGTACAGGTATATTTTATAATTCAGCAAAAGAGGCTGCAAATTTGCTTGGTATAAATGAAAATACTTTAAGGTCATATTTATCAAACTATTACCCAAACAAAACAAATTTAAAATACGTTTAAGATGAGTGCAGTAATAGGAAAGAATGTGATGCTTTATTACCATAGAACAGATGTTGAACCAGAGGTCGATGTCGCTTTTGCTTGTAGTACAAATTGTACGTTTAATGTAAACGTAGATCAAAAAGAGGTAACAAGTCAATCAAGTGCTTGGTTTAGAGAATATAAAAATGATGTTGCTACTTGGAATGTTACTTGTGATGGTTTGATTACTTTGACTGGTTTTTCTTATTTGTTTATGCTTGAAAAGCAGTTAGCAAGAGAACCAATAGAGATTAAGTTTGTAGTGGATAATGGAGTTGATGGTTTAACTATTATAAACGGAACTTGTAATATATCAAGTTTAGCAATAAATGCTCCTTATAAAGATGTGGCTACCTATAACGTAAGCCTACAAGGTACAGGTGCATACAATACAACAGGAACGGAGGTTGACCCAAGCGGAGTGATTATAGTAGGTTCAAACCCAGTTAAGACAAAAGGTTACACGGCTGCTGGTGGCGAAACTTCAATTACTTTTGCGGACACAATCGGTTATGCTTGTCTTTACGTTTCAAGAGGTGGTGTGGATGCACAAAACATTTTAACAACAGGAGTTCCAACAGGAGATGATGTGAAGTTTGTGAGTGCGACAGGAGTTCTTACTTTTGGTAGACCTTTAGCAGCTGGGGAATATATTAGAGGATTATTTCAATAAAATATTATGAGTCAATTACAAGTAACAGGAGAAGCAAAGATTAGGGATATTCAAGGTCCAGTAGTGGCTAATAGTGGTGTTATAACCGCTTTAGATGGTGCTGCTTCTCAATATGTACGAGGGGATGGTACGTTAGCGGATTTCCCTACATCAAGTGGTGGTGGTAGTTCGGTTTCTTATTATCTTAATTCAAGTGTTTCACAAGGTACAATCGGAGGGGTTGCATATAGAGAATTAAGCAAAGAACCAATCATAGGTGCTGGAACTGACATTGCTATATCTGCTAACGGATATGTAGCGAGTTACTTAACGGATGCTAATGACCCTGATGTAATATTGATTCCCGGCGGTAACTTTAATTGTGAATTTTATTTTAGCGTAAATAATAATACAGGCAATCCTTTTTTCTATGCAGAACTTTATAAGTACGATGGTACAACTTTTACCTTATTAGGGTCAAGTGTTGGTGTTCCAGAGTATATAAATCAAGGTACTGTAATTAACCCTTACTATTTTGCTATTCCTGTGGCTACTGCTAATTTAGCTTTAACGGATAGATTGGCAATTAGAATCTATGTAAACGTTGATGGTAGAACAGTTACTTTACATACCGAGAATGGACATTTGTGTCAAGTAGTTACAACTTTGTCAAAGGGGATGGTTTCTTTGAATAACTTAACAGACCAATCACAATTTATAACCACAGGAACAAGCGGAACAAACTTTAACATCGTTTCAAGTGGGGATACGCATACATTTAACATTCCAAGTGCAAGTGCAACAAATAGGGGTTTAATAACAACAGGTGCGCAAACAATAGCAGGTAACAAGGTTTTTCTTGCTGGTGTAAACGTTGATAATTTACAAGTAGTAAATGCTACATTATTAAACCATCAAACAGGATTAACTCCAACATTAGTAGGTACAACGGCAATAGGTGGTTCTGCAAATGGTTTATTTTTCAATGTTAATGATAATGGTAGAATACAAGAGTTTATTTTTGATTCAACTGGAGATAGAGATTATACGTTCCCAGCTTTATCAGGTACTTTAGCACTTTTAGAAGGAGCGCAGACATTTAGCGGTGCAAAGACATTTTCACTTGATATAAATGTTAATGGTATTAATGTAGGTAAAGGAGGAGGTTCTGGTCTTACATATAATACAAGAGTTGGTGCATTAAATTTTATGTCTAACACCACTGGTGCTTATAATTCATCATTTGGTTATGAATCTTTAAATGCAAATACAACAGGGTTAAGTAACACTGCAATAGGTTTTTCAGCTTTATCTATAAATACAACTGGAAATTATAACACATCAATTGGCGCTGCTACAATGCAGCTTAATACAACAGGTTATAATAATACGGCAGTTGGTTATGGTGCTTTAACTTACAGTTTAGGAAGTTATAATGTTGCAGTTGGATCAAATGCCTTAGGTAATAATACAACAGGTTATAATAATACTGCAATTGGTCAACAAGCTGGTTCACAAATTACAACAGGAGCAAATAATACAATTATAGGTGCTTTTATAGGAAGCCCTACAATGTCAAATAACATCATTTTAGCAGATGGTGCTGGGAATATAAGATATCAGTGGAATGGCACAAACAATCAGTTTACAGGTCCAACTACTTTTGGAAGTAGTGTTACCATTAATACGGCTGGACAATCTATTTTATCTATTGTATCATCTGCTGGTAATTCTTCAGATATTACAAGTTCAATAGCTGGAGTATTAAAATCAACAATTAGCACAAGTGCAACAGAGTTTAAATTAATAAGTGCTATTGATAATATTTTAAAGTTTCAATCAAGTACAAACTTTAGAGCATCATTAATCTTTAGCAATACGGCTGATTATTCATATACTTATCCAAACGCAGATGGTACAATAGCATTGACATCTAATCTTAGTAGTTATGTTCCTTATAGTGGAGCAACTGCAAGTGTTGCATTAGGAACTAACACATTAACTGCTTCTACTTTAATAGTAGATCAAGGAACTACTGGAAGTACATTAAGATTTAAGCAATATGCAAGTGCATCATATAATACTAATGGTTATACTGATATTTATGCAGTTAGCAATAATATTGTAGGTTTTGGATTAAATCAAGGTTCTGGTAACTTTAAAGGATTTAGTTTTAATGTAGTTAATGTTACAACAAATCAAAGTCGAGATTTATATATTCCTGATGCTTCAGGTACAATAGCATTGACAAGTCAATTGCCAACTTATGGTAATTTAACAAGTGCTGACACAAGTCAACTGATTGTAACGGGAGGGACAGGTGCAGTAATTGGGGCTGGTACAAGTATTACTTTATTAAACGCAAGTGCAACAAATGGTGGGATAGTAAGTACTGGAACACAAACTTTTGCTGGAGCAAAGACATTCTCAAGTAGTGTAACGGCTGCAACAAATATAACTTCAGGAACAGGTGCATTTGATAATGGAGGATTTTTTATCCCATATAGTTCCGCAAGTGCATCAAGTAGAAATTGGAAAATAACTAATGACCAAATAGCATTTGGAGATTTTTCAATTAAACAATCAAGCACACAAACTGGATTACCTGATACAATTAGATTATATATTAGTGCTGCTGGCAACGTTGGAATCGGAACGACATCGCCAAATAGTAATGCTGGTTACTCATCTTTAACTATTAATGGTTCAACGGGAGGTCAAATTACACTTAGAACTGGTGATGTTACAGAAGGGTATTTATATAATACATCTTCATCATTAGTATTAGGTGCTGATACAGGTAATTTTTTAGCTTTTGATGCTGGTGGAAGCGAACGAATGAGAATCACATCGGGGGGTAGTGTATTAATAGGAACTACAACTTCTACTTATGGAACTTCAACAAGAGGTGCATTTGAAATAAATGGTTCTACAGATAGTATAATTGCTTTAAAATCAGCTGGTACAGTATCAGCATATTTATTTTCTACTGCAAGTAATACTGAAATATATTCTTCAACAAGATTAGATTTTGCTACTAATGGAAGCGAACGAATGAGAATCACATCGGGGGGATTAGTTGGTATAGGTACATCTTCTCCATTAGCTGCATTAGATAAAACTTTAACAGTATTCGGTACAGGTATATTTCAAACTACAACAGGTGGAGGGAACTATAATGAGAATTTAAGATTAAATAGAAATACAGGTAATGGGTATGCTTCATTAATTTTAGGTGGTGCATATAATTCAACAGCAGGTTCGGGAGTAGGTCAATGGGCATTAGCAGCAACTCCTGTTGCTCTTGGTTATAGATTTGATTTTGATTATAATGGCGCAACAAAAGGATATATAGACCCTTCAAGTGGTGTTTATGTTGTTTTATCAGATAAAAACAAAAAGAAAGACTTTGAAGATTCTACAATAGGATTAAATGCCGTATTAGGATTAAAGCCTACTTTGTTTAGAATGATAGATGAAGATAATTTAATAAATAAACAATTAGGATTTATTGCACAAGAAGTAAAAGAATGCATTCCTCAAGCTTATGTAGAAACAATAGATGGATTTATTGGATTACAAGATAGACCAATAATAGCAGCTTTGGTAAAAGCTATCCAAGAACAACAAGCGCAAATAGAAGAACTAAAACAATTAATCAAAAATAAATAATATGAAATACTGGATTATCAATCAATTAGATTGCGTTCCTCAAGATGGTGATTTAACTGACTTTGTGGTTGTAGCACATTGGTCGAGGTTTGCAAAAGAAACAATCAACGAAGTAGAATACCAAGCAAATGTCTATGGTAGTCAATCATTCTCAAAGGATGACGTTACTAACTTTATCCCTTACGAGGACTTGACTTATGACATCGTATGTGGTTGGTTAGATGCTTCTATGGATGTAGCTGCTTTAGACCTTAATTTAGATGCTCAAATAGAGAACCAAGTTAACCCACCAATTGTGGTGCTTCCGTTACCTTTTACAAATCCGTAATTTATTTGAATATTTAACTATATTTGTATATAAAATAAAAACTATGATAACAATTAATCAAGATCAAATCAAGGAATTAGAAGCGTTTATCAACACTATCCCAACTGCTTATGGTTTACCATTATTGCAGTTCTTGGGTAAGTTAAACGCAGAACAAAATCCACCACAAGAAACAACTGAAGACTAATGGTACATAATAGCAATCAATCGGACTTATTAACTATTGTTAGCGGAACATCCGCATTTATTAGTGTTGTAAATGTGCAACCAGTAGTTAGTCTTATAGCCAGTTTGATTGCTATTGTTTCTGGTTTATTTGCTATTCGTTATTACATTAAGGCAGCTAAAAGATTTAAGTAATGTATAAGAATATTGTAATAGCAATTTTGGTTATTATAGTATTTCTTTTCATTAAGGATAAATCTTCATACATAGGTCAACCATCGGTTATCATAGATACCGACACAGTTTACCAACAGAAAACTTTTACTAAGTATATCAAAGGGAAATCTATCCCTTTTGTAGTTTTAGACACAATCTACAATATTGATGAGGTTCACGATACAATTACTATCGTTAAGGACTACAATCAAGCTAAAGTCTATTCCGACACAATACGCATAGACTCTTTAGGATACGCATACATCCAAGATACAATCTCACAAAACAAGATTCAAGGCAGAAGTTTTAAGGCTGAAATAAGCGAAAAAACTATCTATGTTACAAAGACTATTACTCCAAAGCCTAAAAAAGAGGTTTATTTGGGTGTTTTAGGCGATTTAAGGGCATTTGACAATAAAGTAGGCTTAGGACTTGGCTTAGGATATAAAACGGCTAAAAACGGCTTATTTACAATAAACGCAACTACAAATCATTATTCATTAGGTTATTATATAAAATTATTCTAAAATGGCATTACCTGTATCGTTTAAAGATTTTGCAAAGAATCCAGTTGTGGCAACTTTATTTATTGTTCTATGTGGAATATCTGCATTGTATATTGATGTACGTTCTACCTTCAAAGATCAGATCACAAGCCAAGCGGTTAAGGTGCAAAAATTAGATGAGAAGGTTGACATTATGCAAGTGGCTTTAAGAAGATGTGATTCATCTTTGGCATCTGCAACGGCTAAATTAAGCACACTTGAAAGTTTAGGTAAAATTCAATCTATTAAGTAATGAAATACTTATTATTTATATTTTTAATGGGGTGTACAGCATCGGCTCAAAACCAAAACGAGGACTTAAAAGAGGACATTGAGTTCCAAAAGTTAATGAATAAAGTTACTCAAACGAATGATTTGTCGGTACAAGTACAAGCAAAGGCGAGTAAAAAAGAAGCAGAATTGGTACAAAAGGCGGTGGAAACTATAAAGGAATTAAAAAGTGAAGTTACAATATTAAAAACGGAATTAAACGATGTTAAAGCAACTTTGGATAGTGTTAGTAATGATACTGGTATCAGTTTCAAGTTACTCGCAATACCCGATAATAAAAAAAATTAAACAAGATTCGGTTGTTATAATGACCATTGAGCAAGGCAAAGAAATAAATGCTTTGTATTTAGGTTATAAAAAGACAATAGATTCATTACAAATTAAAACAAAATATTATGATTCAGCAATTAATCAAATTAGTAAAAAGCAAGATACAATCAACATTTACAGATATCATATCCAAAATACTAAACCAACCACAGGAATTGACCAAGAGTTCAAAGAAGCCTTTGAGAAAGAAAAAGGGATAAATAGGTTATGGACTTTAGTATTGTTTATGGCATTAGTACTTATTAAAACACAGTAATATGAAATGGATAGCAAATTTATTATCGGATGAAAGAGGTTCAATTAGCACAAAGAGAGTTATAGCTTTATTGAGTGCGTTGTTTTTATGCATTACTTTATTGGCTAATTCTTTTAGTCATTTAGAAGTAGCACCAAGCGACAAACTTGTTGATGCAGTTATGGCTATATGTATAGCAGCAATGGGTTCAAGCACTATTGATAAATTCTCAACTAAAAAAGATGCCGAATAACGAAAAACGAGCATTTGCAATTGGCTTTACCTTATGGGTAATATTATTAACTTATTTTTTTTATAACGTATGAAACTATCACAACACCTATCTTTAAGCGAGGTTATTCGTAGCGAATCAGCTAAAAGAAACGGCATTAGCAATATGCCTATCGCTTTACACATTGAAAACTTTAAGCTATTAGCAGAAAAAGTATTTGAACCAATTAGAACGCACTTTGGAGTGCCTATCCACATATCAAGTGGTTATCGTAGTGTTGAATTAAACAAATGCATTGGCGGTTCATTAACAAGCCAACATTGTCAAGGCGAAGCTATTGATATTGATATGGATTCATCATCAAGCGGAGTAACTAATAGAATGGTATTTGACTACATTAAGGATAATTTAGTTTTTGACCAGCTTATTTATGAATTTGGTGATAGCAAGAATCCAGATTGGGTTCACGTTTCTTATGAGTCAACAGGCAGACAAAGAAAGCAAGTGTTAAAGGCGGTGCGAGTGAATGGTAAAACAACATACCAAAACTACTAAAATGATAAGCAAAAAAGCCATTGAATTAATAATAAAGCACGAGGTCGGAGGCAGAGCCGTATATGAAAAAAGATACCAAAAGCCTATCTGGGCAGGAGGTGATTCTGGATGCACGATAGGTCTTGGCTATGATATTGGTTATGTAACTGAAAAGCAGTTCTTTAGCGATTGGGATGGCTTAAATTTAAACTTTCTTAATGCGTTAAGGAAAGTGGTAGGGATAAAAGGTGAAGCGGTTAAATCAATGATGCGAGGCGAAATACTACAAGTTAGGATTCCGTACAATTTTGCGTACGATGTATTCGTTAATAAGTCGCTACCTAAATACTATGCTTTGACTAAAGCCATTTATCCAGAACTTGACACTTTAAACGAGGACACAAGAGGTGCGTTGGTTTCAATGATTTATAACAGGGGTAATAAGTTAGATGGCGATAGGCGAAAGGAAATGAGGGAAATAGTTAATCTTGTGGCAAAAAAAGATTACGAGGGCATAGCTGACCAAATAGAAAGGTCTAAAAGACTTTGGGAAAATGTCGGACTTGATGGACTTGTAAAAAGAAGGGAGGAGGAGGCAGACTTGATACTAAACTCACTAACCTAAAATAAACCTATGGCAACAACAAAAACAAAACGCAGAAGGCTTTTTTTTGACATTGAAACAAGTCCAAACATCGGTTTATTTTGGGAAGCTGGGTATAAGAAAAACATTGACTATTCAAACATAATACAAGAAAGGGCAATTATTTGTATTTGTTATAAATGGGAAGATGATAAGGAGGTATATGCTTTACAATGGGATGCAAAGCAGAATGATAAAAAAATGCTTGAACAGTTTATTGAGGTTGCAAACGTAGCTAATGAATTAGTAGGGCATAATGGAGATAAGTTTGATTTAGCTTGGATTAGAACAAGATGCTTATTTCATAAAATAGAAATGTTCCCAAAATACACAACAATTGATACATTAAAGGTTGCAAGGCAAAAGTTTAGGTTTAACTCTAACAGGCTTAACTATATAGCTGATTTCTTAGGCATAGGACAAAAGATTAAAACAGAATATAGTCTTTGGAAAAATATTCTATTGCATAAAGACAAAGCTGCAATGGAAGCTATGATTAAGTATTGTAAAAAAGATGTGGTTTTATTAGAAAAGGTATTTAAAATGCTTTCAAATCATATAGAGCCTAAAACTCATTATGGGGTAATATTTGGCGAGGATAGAGGCAGTTGTCCAGAGTGCGGTTCGGATGATTTAATCAGAAATAATAAGGTTGTAACGGCTACTGGTTTGACAAGGATACAATTCAAGTGCAAAACTTGTAATAAATTTCATTCAAAGACTGATAAGTAATCGTGTTTAACCACGTATCTTTGTAAGAAAATATCTTATGAAATTATGTAGTAAATGCAACATTGAAAAGGATTTAACTAATTTTTACAAGCATAGTGCAATATGCAAAGAGTGTAAAAATGAAATAACAAGAATGTACAGGTTTAAGAATAACAATATCTATACAAGGCGATATGAGAAGACTAAAAAAGGATTTTTGGTTAGAATGTATAGAAATATGACAAGTAGGGTTAAGGGTGTGCAAAAAGATTATATACATATCTATCAAGGGTTGGATATTTTGCCAAAGGAACAATTTTATGAATTTGCGTTAAATAATAGTGAATTTCATAGGTTGTTTAAAGAATGGGAAGATGCATTGTATGAAAGAAGGTTATGTCCAAGTATTGATAGAATAGATACTAAATTTGGATATACATTAGGAAATATTCAATTTTTAACTATGTCTGAAAATTCATCAAAGACATCAAGAAGAAAATATAAATAATTATGAGATACCCTAAAAACTTTGCAAAATTGACACCAATACAACAAGAGCAATGGTTAGTTACTAAACTAATTGAACTCCACAACTTAGAGCAAGAAATCAAGTTAACATTAGGCAAGATAAGAGGTGGCGAGAAACTTATATTTAAAGAAATAGACAGACCAGATTTAGCTTTATTAAAAGATGAAGATTAAGATCATATATAAAAAGTTAGGTAGGGAACAGGCTCACGGCATTGCCGAAAGCGATGGTGTAGTTTATATTGACTCACGGCTAAAGGGGAAAAAATTGCTTGAGATACTTCTACACGAGCTGATGCACCTCCAAAATCCATTAGATGATGAGGAAACGATTATTGAGAAAAGTGTAACTTTATGTAAGATTCTCTGGAAAGAAGGTTACAGGAGAGTTGATAATTCTAACGATACACCATTGCAAGATGGTTCTAAATAGTTGTTCGTTCATAGTTCCTCACCCCTAAAAAGGTGGGGTTTTTTATATATCTTTGGCTTTCATATTGGAGAACTTAGGTTTAGACCCCGATTTATTCTTATTTCGGGGTTTTTTATGTATCATAAAACGCACTATTTGACACATATTTGTTGCATATAAGTCAAATTATACCATTTATCCTTATTATTTGCCGTTCATCACATTTATTTAAAATAATTGACTTGTTTGATAAAGTTATAAGGTTTTACCCTATCTTTGATTTCTAAACCAAAACAAACAATATGAAACGAGTATTTGAAATTTACAAAAAAGGAACAACTGACAGATGGATTACAATATTAATTCCAGCTGAATCCTATTCAATAGATTTAATACAATCTAAAATGGAAATGTATTTAAACTTAGAATATGAAGTAAGACTTATTAAAAACCAAAACCAATAAATATGAACAAACTTAAAACTCCACAAGAAAAAGCAAACGAACGCTACAAAGCTGAAAGCATCAAACCACTTTACGCATTTATTATTGTATGCGTGGCATTTTTAATTACTGCAATCCTTCAAAACCTTTAATATGACTGCAATTGAACTTTACATCAACACTTTAGAAACTAAATTATTAATTATGCCAAATGATGGCTATGTAAAACAAACAGTACAAGCGTGTTTAGACTTAGCAAAAGGCATTAAAGAAATGTATGAAAACCCTAATAACAACATTGGTAACCAACCAAATCAAGACTAATCTACAAACCGAAGCCGACTCAAAAGGCATTACCTTAAGTAAGTTAGTTTATAAAATCCTAAAACAATATGAGCAAACTAATCTATCAAGAGAAACAACTAAAGTTGCACAAAAGAGCAACAATGCTACTCGAACTGCTAAAACAAGCACAAGGAAGACAAAATCTATTTGAGGCTGATTTATCGGAATGGAGGCGAGGATTAGATGATACAAGAATAATGATTAGTGAGGAAGATTTACTAATTAAGATTGCAAGGATGAATGACATTCAACGAAGAATCCTTAGAAGCTACCATTACCTTATTCTTGACCTTTATACATTAACGGAGGATTTTATGTTACCAATAAACCTTTTACATTTCTAATGAGAGAAGTACACAAAACGTATATGGCAGAACTTGAAATAGAGGTTTTGCGAGAAAAGAACAAAGAACTAAAAAAAGAAATAAACAGGTTAAAAGACCTATTAGATCAACATTTAAACATAAAAACAACAAGAATGGACAAAGAACAACAAAAAGAGTACGCAATACAAATAGCCGAAAAAGTGTGCAATTACTATCAAATTAAATATGGACAAATGATGTCCAAATATAGAGGCGAGGAGGTTACTTTGGCAAGGCAAATGACAATGTACTTGACTAAGGAAAAAACCGAATTAAATGGCGAGGAAATAGCACAAATCTTCAATAGGGATAGGACAACAGTTTTGCACTCAATCCAAAAGATTAAAGGTCAATTGTCAAACAAGTTTGATGATACCATAAAAAAGGATGTTTTCAACTTAAATGTGCTTATTTAATTTGGTTATTAACACCAAAGTAGTTAATTTTAAACTCTAAAACCAACCAATATGAACGAACAACAACTGGCTAAAAAGCCACAACTTTCGTACACGAAAGATCAAGTAGAGTTAGTAAAATCGCAGATTGCTCCAGAGGCAACAGTTGATGAACTAAAACTATTTCTTTATCAAGCACAAAGAACTGGACTTGATGCATTATCAAGGCAGATTTATTGCATCCACAGAAACGTTAAAACGCAAAACGGATGGTCTAAAAAAATGACCATTCAAACAAGCATTGATGGATTCCGAGTAATCGCTGAACGTAGCGGAAACTATGGTGGACAAAGCGAACCTGTATTTGTAGAACAAGATGGTAAGTTAATTTCTTGTAAGGTTTCAGTATTTAGATTTCACGGCGAAACAAGATATGAAGCATCGGTAGGTGTGGCTTATTGGGATGAATATTGCCAAAGAACAAACGATGGCAAACCAATGGGTTTATGGGCTAAGATGCCACATACAATGTTAAGTAAAGTTGCAGAGGCATTAGCTTTAAGAAAGGCTTACCCACAAGATTTAAGCGGACTTTATACAGGTGATGAAATGGCACAATCAACAGAGGAAACCCCAGCATACATTAAGGCTCACGATAGCGTGGATGACTTGGAGTTAGCAATTGATTTATGTGTTAATACAACCGAGTTAAGCCAACTTTACGCATTAAATAATGACATTGTAGAAAGAGAAGTAGCTAAAGAAATAACTAAATTATTTACCAAGAAAAAACAAACTTTATGACACCAATAAATAAACTTTGGGATTTAAGAGAGAATGTTAAGTTTTGGCAATATAAATTTGATACAAGCTACCCACATAACGCAAAAGAAATGCTTGATAAATTAACAATAGCAAAGCAGCATCTTAAAAATCATAAACTAAAATACTTTCCAGAGTTGTTAGATCAACCTAAAAGGGATTACATTCCTTATAAAATGTTGGCTGATAAATTTGAAGTATTTGAAAACTATTTAAACGATTAATTATGTCATACTCAACTTGCTGCGGCGCACATACTACAATGCCGGAAATGGGAATTTGTCCAGATTGTTTAGAACATTGCGATTGGGAAGAAGAAGAAGATGAGGAAGAATTAGAACAAGATAGACAAAACGAAATAGCATTAGAACAAGAACAATTAAATAAACATTAAACTAAAAACAATGATTGTATTACAAGAATTTCCTAATTACACTATTGATATTAATGGCAATGTTTTTGACGTAGAAAAAAATAAATATTGTCATTTTAATAAAGATAATTATGGGTATATTTTAGTTAATTTAAGAAAAAATAATAACTGGTATAAAAGAAAAGTACATAGATTATTAGCATTAGCATATTTGCCAAATCCAAATAACAAATGCGATGTAAATCATATTGATGGAAATAAATCTAACAATAATTTATCAAATTTAGAATGGGCAACAAGAAGTGAAAATATGAAACACGCTTGGAATAACATTATAAAAGATGAGTCAAAAAATAAAATGATTAATAATTTTATAGATACTTCAAGATTAGTTTTAAATACTACGAGTGGTATTTATTATAAATCAGTTAAAGAAGCTGCATATTATAATAATATAAAACTATCAACATTAAGAGGTCAACTATTAGGATATTATAAAAACAAAACAACTTTAATTTACGTTTAAAACAAAATCTATGATTGTAATTAACATTGAACAAGAGAAAATTGAATGGAAGCCAGTACAAACTAAAAATGGCTTAAAACATTATGCAACTTTAGCACTTGATTTTCTAAAAGAACCAGACGAAAGGGGTCAAACTCACGCAGTATGGAATAATCAATCAGCTGAAGCCAGAGCAGAAAAAGCAAAGAAAAACTATTGTGGTAGAGGTAAGCAAGTTTCTTATAACGCACCAACAGGTAAAAAGGAATTTGCCGTAAACCAACAGGAATCAGAAGATGATTTACCATTCTAAAACAACCCCTCGTTGGGTGATAACGTAAAGCACAAATTTAAAACCTATGAACCCACAACAATTAACCAATGAACAATTTGCTTTATGGATGGCAACTCAAGTAACGCATCAAAAATTAACTGATACTGCTAATTATTTATATGATTGGCTTGAATCAAAAAAGCAAAAACAAACTGAAATAAAAAACTCCTAAAACCTACAACTATGAGCCAAACAACACAAATCGCAAACTACCTAAATAAAGGTAGAAAGTTAACCCCAATTGATGCTTTAAACAAGTTCGGATGCTTTAGATTAGCAGCACGAATAGCTGATCTTAGGAATGATGGAATGAATATTAAAACAACTATTGTTAAGCTAAAAAACAAGAAGCAAGTTGCTCAATATTCAATATGATACACGCATCATTATTTAGCGGAATCGGTGGATTTGATTTAGCAGCGGAATGGATGGGATGGGAAAATCTATTTCATTGCGAATGGAATCCATTTGGTCAACAAGTATTAAAACATCATTTTCCAAATTCAATTAGTTACAATGACATCACTAAAACAGACTTCTCTATTCACAGAGGACAAGTCGACATCCTCACAGGAGGATTCCCTTGCCAACCATACTCAAGTGCAGGAAAGCGACTTGGGAAAGCCGATGAAAGACATCTCTTCCCAGAAATGCTGCGAACAATTGAAGAAGTTGAACCAACTTGGGTGGTGGGCGAAAACGTTCTCGGAATTGTTAATTGGGGAGGGGGATTGGTATTCGAAGAGGTGCAAACTGATTTGGAAAATAAGGGGTACGAAGTACAAGCGTATATACTTCCAGCTTGTGGCAAAAACGCACCACATAAAAGAGAACGAACTTGGTTTATTGCCTACTCCAAATTGTACGAGAATAAACATTCCAACAATAGAAGAAGTAAACAAAAGGAAGGAGATTTACGGAGGAAAAACGAGGGGAATGTATTTAACACATACAATAGCGATGGGATTATTGCCAACTCCAACTCTTCAAGAGTACACGAACAGCACATTGCCTCCGAGTCAAATAAAGAGAACAAATTTAGCAGGACTACTTTTGAGAGAAGGAATTTTAGCAGGTTCCCATCTAAACCCCCAATTTGTGGAGGAGATGATGGGATTTCCAGAGAGTTGGACGGAATTACCTTTTCTAAGTGGAAAAACGAATCATTAAAAGCATATGGTAATGCAATTGTTCCACAAGTTGCTTATGAGATTTTTAAGGCTATTGAAAAGTTTGAACTATTAAAAGATTAATGTATTTTTGTACAAAGGTGTCGGATACCTTATACTAACTTATTGGCTCAAAGCCGAAACCCTAATCCGACTGGGGTGGAAGCCGAGAGCCTTTTTTATTTTTATGGCTAAAGACCCAGCGTTTTTATTCTACCCTAATGATTACATAGGTGGAACTATGGGTATGACTTTTGAGGAAAAAGGTGCATACATTGAATTACTAATGTTACAATTTAATAGAGGTCATATGGATGGTCATATGATAGGTCATTGTGTAGGTCAAATATGGGAAAGAATTAAATGTAAATTTATACAAGATGAACAAGGTTTATGGTATAATGAACGTTTAGATGTGGAAAAATCAAAAAGAAAGGCTTTTAGTGAATCAAGAAGGAATAATATTAAAGGTAATAATCAACATATGATAGGTCATATGACCACCCATATGGAAGATGAAAATGTAAATATAATTGAAGATAAAAATATAAATATAGATTTTGAATGGTTTTGGAATGAATATGATAAAAAGGTAGGGGATAAGCAAAAATTAAAAAAGAAGTGGAATAAATTAACCGATGAAGAAAGACAAAATGCAATGAATTATCTTGACCTTTACAAGAAATCAGTACCAGACAAGCAATTCCGTAAAAACCCAGAAACCTTTTTAAACAACAAATCTTGGAACGATGAAATCATTAACCGAAGTATTACCCCAATCCATAAACTATCTTACGCAGAACGAGAGGCTAATGCACTTAGAAGTCTATAACAAACTTGAACCAGATGAATTAAAGGTTGTGGTTGCTTTAGATACAATGAGTGTTAGCAGATGCTCACCTATTGAGGTAAAAGAACATTTAAAGACCTGTATTGCTTTAAGCGGATGTCAAACACCTACAATAGAGTTGTTTCAGTTTTTATGCGAATTTGTAATTAAGAACTATGGTAACTTTAAACTAAAGGAACTTGGAGTAGCTTTTGAACTATATGCAATGGGGAAATTATCAGTTGACAAAGCGATTATGTTTACCCCTAAATTCTTTGGGGATGTGATGGCAGCTTATAAGCCAATAGCTTTGCAAGTAAGACAAAAGACCTATGTAGAACCGCAACCAGTAGAGATACCTAAAATCCAAGATGATGAAATTATTGAGGCATTGTACGAAAACTGGAATAAGTCTGCTAAAAGAGGCTGGGAGTTGCTAAATACAATGGCTTTTGATGTACTATGGAAACGAAAGGAACTAAACAAGGAAAATCTTAGTCCAGAGAAAGCAGATCAAATAAAGAAAAAGATAATAGCACATTACAAGGTAACTGCTAAAACACCAAAGGACTTGGAGAAATTAAATAACGAAATATTTATCAAAAACGAGTGCAAACGTTACACTTTGTACCTATTTTTACAAAACCAATTATGAAACAATTAACATTTATTTATGAATTAGCAAAGTTTATGCTGATATCAGTTCCTTTGGCATCTTTAATTTATATAACCGCACATCTATATTTTGAAATAAAAAGATTATGCTTAAAATATTTATAACCATAGCTATTTGGGAACTATTAAAACAACTTTATTACAAACTAATAAACCGATGACAGGAATAGACAATAACATTGAAGTAAGATTGATTTACTTAGATACAAAAGAGGAGATAGAATTTAGATCAATAGCAAAAGCAGTTAGGTTTTTACATACTGATTACAAAACAATAATGACCTATATGAATCCAATAAACAAAAAACGCTACAAGCATAATGACCGACTTTGTGTTGTTAGATTGAAAAAGTAACCCTAATTTTGCTTTATGCCATTGATACCTTTACCCAAGTTGTTAGAAAAGACCCAAAAGGTAGTAAATGCGTATATAAGAAAGCGAGATGAAGGATTGCCTTGTATTAGTTGTGGAAGCTACAATGGTAATCAAGCTGGACATTACTTTGCGGTTAAAGGATTTAGTGCTTTAAGGTTTAACGAATGGAACATCCATTTACAATGTGCTGGGTGTAATATGTTTAAGCACGGCAACCAAGCAATGTACCGAATCGGCTTAGTGGAAAGGATAGGCGAAAAAGCAGTGAAGGAGTTAGAGTTTGAGGCGGTTAACAATAGGCTAAAGAAATGGACAAGAACTGAATTAAACGAATTAATTGACAAATACAAGTAACATATTTGAAACGTGCAAAGAGCAAGAAATAGCAGGTTATCCTTGCTATGTTTTTGACATTGATGGAACTACGCACTATGTATTTGGTGAAACACAAGAACAAAGATTTGATTTTATGGCAGACCTAATAAACAATTATAATGGCGAAAGTAAGCAGTAACAACAAAGTCAGCTTTGGCAAAAGAAAGTGTGGCAAGTACAAAAAGACATCTGGTCCAAAGGACAAGGCGGTTAAACCATATAATAGACAAGGGCGATGAAAAATACTTTAAGTAAAAGACTTTATACCTGTAAGTGCAAATCCATAGTTGAAGGTTATGCTTGGGAAAACGAACTAACTACTATTCAATTTATGTGCAATAAATGTGGCAATTGGGTAGGCTTTGAGCAACTAAAAAAGAAAGTAATTGTGCAAATGCCATCAATACGAACTCCAACAAAAAACCGATAATGAATATCAACGAAATCAAACCTAATCCTAACAATCCAAGAAAGATTGATGCTGATGACTTTGCTAAGTTGATTAAGTCTATTCAAGATGACCCAAAGTTATTAGAAGCAAAGCCATTAATCATTGATGAAAATAATGTAATCTTAGGAGGTAACCAGAGGTATCGTGCTTGTTTAGAATTAGGCATCCAAGATGTACCTGTTATCAAAATGCCTAACTTAATCGAAAGAGAAAAGCAAAAGTTACTCGTAATTGATAACACTCACTATGGAATGTGGGATATGGATATGTTAGCAAATAATGATTGGCAATTAGAAGATTTAAGCGAATGGGGTGTCAATGTTGACTTTCTCGTTCCAACAAATGATGAACCAAAATCAATAGACAATACCAAAAAAGGAAAGGTTTGCCCTAATTGTGGCATATCTTTGTAAAACAATGGAAATACAATGGCAGGAATAGATAACTTAAAACACTTTGAAAAAGGTCAATCTGGTAACCCAAATGGTAGACCTAAAGGAGTTCAAAACTCAAAGACTCGTTTACTTAGGTTGCTTGAATTAGTACAAAAAAGAAGGAATCCAATTACAGGTGAAGATGAAGATTTTACTGTGCTTGAATTGATGGATATGCAAATGATTAGCAAGGCATTGAAAGGCGACCAAAGAGCATACGAGGCAGTAGTTGATAGATTAGAAGGTAAACCTAAACAAACAACAGACATAACCGCTGACATAAAGGGTAATGTGCAAATCACAATAGAACCAGATGCAGATTGTCAACCAATTAAAGATTAAGGCTACACCTGTATTCTATGCCAATAAAAAGGCATACGAGGAAGGTTATCCGATAATTTGTAACGAGGGTGGGTCAAGATCAAGTAAAAGCTATTCGGTTGTTCAATTACTGATACACATTGCTTTAACCAAGCCTAATACAAGAATTTCGTGCGTATCTCATTCCCTACCACATATTAAGCGTGGAGTTTATAGGGATTTTAAAAACATATTGGAGCAATGGAATATTTGGGATGAAAAGGATTTCCGATATACCGATTTCATTTATACGTTTAAGAACGGCTCTTATATTGAGTTATTCGGACTTGAAGACCCAGACAAAGCAAAAGGACCAGCAAGGGATATATTATTCGTAAACGAGGCAAACCTAATTAGCAAGGCTTTGTTTGACCAGCTTTTAATTCGTACTACTGGACAATCTTTTTTAGACTGGAATCCAGCCGACTTTATTTCTTGGGTATATGAGGTAGCCGATAACCCAAAGAACAAGCGCATCCATTCTACCTACCTAAACAACATCTCAAACCTTAGTGAAAGCCAAATAAGAAACATTGAGCAATACAAGGACTTACCAGATGACTTTATGTGGAAAGTGTACGGATTAGGGGAACGAGGCTCTGCAAAGGAAATAATTTACACTCAATGGAAACAATACGATGAAGCACCAGATGGCGATGTGTTTTATGGATTGGACTTTGGTTATGTTCACCCAGCTGCTTTAGTTAAGGTTACGCACTATGAAGGACAAAACTACTTTGAGGAAATAGTTTACCAAAGCGGATTGACTTTGAGTGATCTATCAAGATTGATTAAAGAGAAACTACCAGAACGAGCTACAATCTATGCGGACGCAGCCGAGCCTAAATCTATTGAGGAACTTTACCGACAAGGCTTTAATATCAAACCAGCGCAAAAGGATGTATGGGCAGGAATAGTTAAAATGAAATCTTATCCAATAAACTTGCACTACAATAGTAAAAACCTAAGAAGGGAGTTTATGTCTTACAAATGGAAAAAGGATAAAAATGATAACGTAATAGAAGAACCTGTAAAGGCAAATGATGACTTGATGGATGCTTGTAGGTATGCCGTGTTTACGCATTTAACCAAGCTAAAATTTGAGGTGTCGGTATTTTAGGATAAATTGTCTAACTTTGTTAAAATTCATATATAATGGGATTACTTGACTTTTTTGGTAAAAGACAAAAACTATCTACTGTACTACCACAAATTCCTTTTAACGGACAAGTTGCAATACAACAAGGGATAATAACTTGGCAGGGTGGCGATAACATTAGTTTCGTTAATGATGGTTATTCGGCAAACGATATAGTTTATTCAATCGTTAAATTAATTGCGGACAAAGCAAAACTTGCTCCATTCCACGTTTATAAAGTAGTGGATGAAAGTTCTGCAAAGAAATATAAGGCTTTAATGAGCCAACCAGATAAGATTGAGAACTGGAAGGATGTTGAAAAGCTACATAAGAAAGCATTTGAAATATATACAAAAGATGCACGATTAAACGAGTTATTAAAATACCCTAACCAAGAAGATACATTTGGCGATTTCGTAGAGGCTTGGTGTACTTTTAAATTAGTTACAGGTAATTCTTTTGTTTACGCAAAGATGATTGAAGGTGGTAACAATGATGGTAAGCCGTATGAGTTATACGTGCTTCCTTCTCAATATATGTACGTGTTAGCGGACATTCAAAACTTCCCTCCAACTATTAGCGGTTACCAATTGAACTATGGTCCATTATGGAACTTTACTAAACAAGAAGTATTACAAGATAAATACATAAACTTACAATGGAATACAACTGGGAATCAACTATATGGTCAATCACCATTAATGGCTGCTGCGAAAAACTTGACTCGTTCCAACGAAGCCAAGACTGCGGCGGTTGCATCTTTCCAGAATGGTGGTCCAGCTGGAGTTTTATTTATGAATGATGATAGATTTGATCCTATTAGTGGAACACAACAAGCACAAGCACTTAAAAAAGCGGTGAGTGAAAAAGGTGGGTCTGCTAACTTTAATTCAATTGCAGTTAGTGGTTATAAAGTTGATTGGAAACAAATCGGTTTAAGTCCTGTTGAATTAGATATCATTGAGAGTGAGAAGTGGGATATGAAAGCACTTTGTAATATTTACGGAGTACCATCTCAATTGTTAAACGATGCAGATAACAAGACTTACAACAACCAAAGAGAAGGCGAGAAAGCATTGACAGTTCGTTGTGCGATTCCTTTGTTAGTTGGTATTCGTGATAACTTAAATAGAAAACTACATTCGGATTGGGGTTATCGTGGAACTGATATTTATGTTGACTTTGACCCAACTGTTTATAGCGAATTAGAAGCAAACAAATCGGAACAAGTTGAATGGTTAGATAAGGCTTGGTGGATTGCACCTAAGCAAAAAATGGACATTATGGGATTAGAGATTCCTCCTTACATAGATCAAACTGAAATGGAAAAATTATACATCCCTTCAAGTTTACAAAGTCCAGATGAGTTTCAACCATTAACGCTACCAAATGAATAGCCAAGATATTATAGATAAGTTATTTGATTTAAAGGTTGACCTTAAAGCTGACCTCAACGAAATGGTTGATGAAGTTTACGCAAAGTATCACGATACTGTGAATATGTCTTATAGCGAATTAAAGGCTTGGAGTGAAACTAAATGCTCACGTTTAGCGTCATTAGATAGAAGTCCAGTAAACAGGAACTTAAATCTATTGAGTAAGAAAAAAGCTGATTGGGGTGCAAATGAAGTTAAGTCGGCAAATAGAACAATTAGCTTTGTAAGTAGAATGAAAAATATGGAGCAAGGCAAACCTGTAAACAAAGAGTGTCCATCTAAAAGGGATATTTCCTTAAAGAACTGGGCATACAATCCAAATAAATAAATATGAATTACGCACAAAAATTCGTAGAATTAGCTAATGAGTTAATAAGCGAAATCAAGAAAACAACAGGCATCAATCGTAGTGGGATTACACAAGCTGCTTCATTAGTAAGTCAAGGCAAAGTAATAAGTTCAAGAAGTTGGAATCCACCATCTGCAAGTGAGGAGAACGCATACATTGAGGAAAATGGTATGGCTGCTTATGGCAAGTGGTTTTTAGGCATTGATGCTAATGCTGATATGGATACTAAAGAACATTGGCACTACATTTATACAAGTGATTTTGTAAACGTTGATAGAGCTGGACTTATTGCTATTAGACAAAGAGCAGGTCAACAAGGTCAAACAGATGTATTCAATGCAGCTGGTAAGTTACTTGAAAAATTAGATGCATAATGATTTGGCAAGATTATAGGAAACTATACTTAAACGCAATAAAAACCTATTCGCCAAAGTTCAAGAAAGAACTACAAAGGCAAGTAGATACTTATTGCGATACCCAAGATTTAAACGCTATAAGCGATAAGAAGATAAAAAAGACCATCCAAAACGTTCATATTGCAATGGGCGTTAAGATGGCACAAATTGCGGAGAAAAACGTTTCTAAATCGGTTAAAGGTTATTACGGACCAGAGGAATTTAAAAGTAAGCAAACGGACTTGTTTACTTATGTGATGTTGACTTATCTTGAACTAAAAGGATTAGATAATATAGCTGCCGAAATAACACAAACAACAAAGAACCAAATTCAACAATACTTGATAAAGTCGGTTGAGGAAGGTTTGACAATGCAAGAAACAATCAAGCTATTAAGAACGGCTGGTATAACGGACTACAGAGCCGAAATGATAGCAAGAACGGAAACAGGAAGGGCAGCAAATATAGGCTCAATGGTAGGCACGGCATCCACAGGACTTGTAACTATAAAAGAATGGATAGCAGCGATGGATAACCGAACAAGGCGAGTGCCACGAGATCAGTTTGACCATTATCATATGGATGGAATAAAAGTACCTTACGATGAAAAATTTAATGTTAAAACTAAGAACGGAGGTTTTGAGCAAATGTTACATCCTTGCGACCCAAGTGGAAGTGCTGGTGATGTTATCAATTGCCGTTGTACGTTAGGCTATGAAGCGGTAAGAGGCGAAGATGGAAAGCCAAAAAGGTTACAGGATAATCCGCCAAGAGGCGATATGGGATTAGTTTGGAATTTAATAAATAACGTGGCTTTAATGCAAATTTCTAATTTAATAAGAGATTTGTTAGCAGATTAAAAAAAATTAATAACTTTGTTATATGAGTAAGATTGAAAACAAAAGCTACAATG